TTAACTATATGTTATTTATGCTTTTTTTGAATGCATGTTAATAAAAAAATGTGCTAACTGTTTTTCCCTCGGAGAGGCAGTATCAGAAGATCTAACTTTCTTTAATTGTGTAATAGATTTACCTTTAAGACCGTGTCTAGCCATATCACCCTTATCCTGGGGATTTTTACCATCCATAAAGTTTTCAGATACTTTAACGCAATTAGGTACTAACCTGTCACCCTTCTTTTTCATCCCTCGTTGAGTCCATCCGTCCCAACATTTTTCTCTTAATTCTTTAAAAGTTTTCATTTTTTGTATTTAAGTTTTTATACTGAGGTAATAGTAGCAATTACAGATGGTACAGCTGGTCCAATACCGGTGTTACTAGTTTCTAAAACAATATTTGTATTTAATGATCCCCACCTCAGTGCAACTTTAGAACCAGCTGCCATAGGTACTATATAATTCCAGGAAATAACAGTATAAGGATTATTTGAGCCAACGTGTGTTATGCCACCTGTGCTTGGTTGATCGATCCCGTCCTTACTAAGCCAAATTTCAACAAGGTCTCCCGATCCTCCCCCACCCGTACGGTGTAGCTGAGCTGAAAATTGTAAGTTGTAAGTACCTGTATAGGTAGCGATTATATTTGCACCATCTGTTGTAAAACCCTCTTGAAAATCAACCGTACCTAACCGAATAAAATAAGGCTCACTATTTACATTAGCAGTCTGGGTTGTCATATCATAATATGAGCCGTGATACCTAGTTCCCAGAAGGTTAGTTACATTATTTACTTCCCATTTGGTATTGGCAGAATTAAAAGTCAAAACGTCACCATCACTAGGAGATTTGACTATGTTGTAATTTGTGTCACCAAGATCATACAACCAGTAAGAACCCGAACCTGGACCATGAGCAGCAATCTTACCGATAGCCTGCTCAAGAAACTTTAATTTCTTTTGAACAGCTTCAAAATTTTTATCTACTAAAAGTGGATTTGGCTGCTGGAATGAATCTGCTTTTTCTTCTAACTTAACTTCTTTGGTTATATGATTGGCAGCTTTTTCTATTAATGTTTCGGTTGATTTGGAACTGGTTGGGGGTGCTTCTTCGGTAATTGATATTTGCTCGGGTTGTGCTTGAACCAACTCATTAGTGTCCTCCTTTATTACTTCGAGTAGTTCTTCCAACGTAGGAGGAACCGGGTACTCGATATTTAAAATAATAGGTGCATCTATATTATTTGACGCTTCAACTAAATCATTTAAGCTATTTTTACGAATAGACTTTAAAATTTCATTTTGTAATAATTCATATCTCTCAACCTCGTCAAGTATATTTTGATCTACAGGCTCGTTCATAGCCTTTGACCATTTAACTAATAGCTGTTTTTCTTTAATACTTTTCATCTCGGTCTAGCCAAAAAATTCTGACGACTAAAATCTGCTCTATCAACCAACTTTGTAGGTCTATTACTTCTAACTACAACGTAACCTTCCGGTTTTGATTTAACATCATTTATAGTATGCTCAAATTTAGGGTTAGCTGATAAAGCATGAACTAATTGATCCTTAGCTGATTGCATATGATGATGCATTTGTAAAATATTATGAAAGTGTTCTTTATTACTAGTAACGTGTTTCATATCATTTTCCATCTCACCTAGCTTAGCTTGTACTGATTTTTGCGTCTTAACTTTTGCTATAGCTTTTGTATGTATATCTTTTAAATGCTCTTGATAACCTGATACTGAAGGTTTTGACCCTTCCCGTACTGTTTTATTAATATATGTTTTTAAATGACCTGCATGATCTTGATTTAAACCTGAAATAGCATGATAAGCTTCTTTAGGGGTAGAGGTAAATAACTGCTTAGCTTGATCTAAATGGTGTGTGTACGTCTGATGTTGATCGTGAGTTAGTTTTGCAGACGACACATCGTTACGATTGTCGATCATATGCACGTCTTCATGCTTTGTAAAATTTGATAGATCAGGGGAGTAATCCGCCTTTAATTTAGCAAAGGTATTACCTTTATATGCAGTATGAACTACTATACCTAACTTAGATTTAGCTATCTTTTTACCTTCTGCTGAGTCATGTGTCGTAGAATATTTGATAACATTAGGTGTAAAATGATACTTACCGCCCTTACTAGCAATATCTCCCTCAGGGTTATTTTTTGACTTAATACCTGAATGCATTAGATCACCCTGAAATACACCCTTATTAGGCATTATTTTTGGTAAGTGTAATAAAGCATGTTTTAATTTTGCCGCTAGACCAGGGGCATGGCCATGATTTTTATCTACATCAGAAGGTGTATAATTTATTTTTGGGTTTTTATTAAAAGCTGATTTTGAGGCAACAAAAAACTGCCCCGTCTCTGGATGATGGCCAAATACAATAGACGGGGAACCATCGTACTTTGTCATTATAGTAGTATTGTTTTTCTTACCTTGTAATTGATCATGTGTATCTTCTAAGTTATGATACGCATGTGCAAAGCCCTCCATACCTGCATTCATAATATGATCTTCAGCATGCTCCAGGTGAGTGAGCTTTTCTTCTGATGCTGCCTCTAATAAAAATGCTTGTAATGTACTCATACTAACCTTACTATATGTGCCCCTGCAGGGGTTTTATCTGTTACAACTATTCTGCCTGCGCTATCACCTTTTGAGGGTGACTTACCATAAATTTTAGGGGCACCCTGGTTATCTTTTGCAGAAGGATCGAAAGTTTGATCTTCCCGCCTTGCTCTCAGCCTAAAATACAAATCGTGCGTTTTAGCAAACTTTTTAGCTTCCATTAATTGACCGTTTAATGTTAAAACGTTCTTTTTTTCATCGTATTGAGCTCTCACATCCATAGGGCCAATATACATAAAATCAATCGGGCCACCCATTGCCATGTTACCTACTACAATTTTTACTTTATCTGCGTCTGCTATCTTACCGTAAATATCAGGTATCTTCTTACCTGCTTCTAGTTTAAGATTTTTTGTAAGATGATTGTACGCTGCTAACATAAATTTCTTAGCAATCCCAGGTACCGCTAACTCTAAACCTTTTAGACCACCACCGGCAAGAGATGGTGCCGCTTCACCCTTAAGTGAAAGATTAATAGGGTCTCGCTTACCTTCAACCATTAATTGAACGTCTGTGTAAGGCTCTGACCCCCCAACTTGTCTACCAGTATATTTAACAGCTTTAATTACACCATTAATTGTAACTGAGCCTGCTTTAACGCTAATAGCCCCGGTTTTTTTAACTTGTTTATTAATAAAATTTACTACACCGGTTTCTTGTCGTTCTGCCGCCGCGCCTGCCATTATAGCTCCAGAGGTTGTTTCCTATATTTATATCATAAAAAAACCCCCGTACCGGGGGCTAGAACATATAAGTTGCTCAATACTTCTCTTTAATCTTATAAAATTCTACTAGTTTATCTTTAAGCATGGCTGGGACTTCAATATAAGGCCACTCACAAAAGAACGGGCATAAGTTATCCGCAGTTATTCCACGCCATGAATAGCTATCTAGAAATTTATAAGCTAGAATCCTATCTTCTCTAACGCTAGGATTAAAATCACGCTTATTAATAATAAGTTCGGATAGTTTATTTTTGCGTATCATGGCTATTATAATTGTAGTTTACAACATGGATTAATTTTTCACCCATCCACGGGGAACCGCTTTCAGGCTGATATCGCGTACCGTCGCCATGTTTTTCAAGCGCGGTATTCATACGATGAAATTCATCTCGAGTAATCTCACGGCCTGTAATAATATTTTCACCTAGGTGCATTTGACTAAAATCTTCTGCTTCCTCTGCAACTATAGTATCATAAGCGTGCTCTAATTCCTCGCAATCAATAACATATCTATGGCGATAGGTATTTATTGTTTCAACTAAAAATAAAGGCATATTAAATACCGCCTGGTTTCCCAGGCGGTTGTCCATTTATTGGAACATTCCGCTACCACAAGCAGCATAAGCAGCTGCTACCATAGCACGCGAAGGCTTACCAAGACGATAAGCAGTCTTACCGTTCTTAGCAGTATTGCTATAGATCGAGTAGCCTTGAGCACGTAGTTCGGTAATACGAGCTGCTACCGAACCCTCAGTAGACTTAAAAAGACCTGCAATCTGACCTGCAGTAAACTGCTTACCAGAACTGAGTACGTTTAACACCTTAGTTTGCAATGACATAAAAACTCCTAGTTTCCCCGCCACAAAAGAATAGTATAGACGGCGGTCTTTCTATACTATTATAAATTAGGCTATAGCCAATTCTCTAATATTATCTAATTCTAAATCTTCTTCTACTACAGGAAGATCTATTATAGGTGCTTTCTTAATTAATTGCAATTTCTTTTGGGAATATGCATAACCTATGTCGTAATAATAAGGTTTAAATTCCTCTAACGTAAGAAGATATTGACACGCCTCTTCTTTAGTCATTTCTTTAGGTAGGTCGACAAGGTTGATATCTGTGTCGCCTTGCTTTTGAAGATTCTTTATACGGAGAATACGATCCGAACAAAAACGTACCTTTACTCGATCATTATTCTTCGATACTCCTGCTACCATGTAACTTGTCATATTAACTCCCATATCAAACACCTAATCCCATACCGGCTAAAAGATAATTATTTACACGTAACAACATATCATTTTTTGAATTTGATTTATCAAGGACGTAAAGAAACTTATCTTTTGTTTCTCTCTTACCCGTTGACTGTTCTATTAAGCTCTTACAAAGTGCACGAAACCCCGTAACAGATTGGCTTTCGTACTGGGTGTAAAGGAGCTTAAGGCCAGTATCACCTACACTATCTATTTTAACACGTTGACGAGAATTTTTCTGTGTCATATACCCTCCCAACCATAATTATAGTATAACATGTACTTTAAGGCAAATTAATCTACTAAATTGTCTAAGTCTTTTTCTGTTATAATGTTTTTATTAAGTAACATACCTATTATCGTGTTCACACCGTTATACTTACCTGCACCGTAACAAACATAACATGCTAATAGTAGTAACAATATTTCTGTAAGATCTAGCCAACTAAGCATTTTTATCCTTTATTTGTATCCTGTTTAACCACTGGTATGTTTTCTTTAGTAAACGTTTTCTTACTACTTCCCAATCACACCCTTTAAAGGTTGTGTTATAATACCTGTAAGACCAACAGTAACGTCTTCTAGGTAAGTTATTAAAAATCTTAACTAGCGGTTCTGTAGGATAGTAAAATTTTATCTCTAAAGCTAAATCTTGCGCGTAAGCATCTATCTCGTCTTTATCAATTAGATACTCTATCTCCTCTTCACCACCTTGTTCTAAGTTACGAAAATCTAATTTACCCTGTTCGTATAAAGACAAGTCTCTATGACTAAATTGTAACTGGTGCAGGTTTTCATGTAAGCAAGTTTGAGTAATTAAAAATTTAAAATCTAACCACTGTTCCTCTTCGGTAAATATATTATCCGTTAAGTCGCTGAAAGAAAAAATAATATACTTCTTATTTAGATGGAAGTCGTAGAAACCTGCTACGCTAACTTGATCAACTTGTACATGAGAGAATGTCTCATACCGGAATTTAAAATCTAGATGATTCTTATTAAACTGCCGGTTAAGAATGTTTGTTATTGTTTTATAACGAACAGGTCCTAGTAATTTAGCCTTATTTAACTCTAAGATATTATCTATTTGGTTAAAGAGGTCCATATTTATTTCTATTAAATTTTAATAGAAGAAAAATCTTTTTTAGGCTGGGCTTTAAAGAATTTTGTGAAGTTAAATTCCTCACCTGAAGAATTGTCATCTGATTTACCGGTATCAGCTAAACCTTGTTGTGCGGATTGCTCAAGGTCAAACAACTTCATTTTAGCTCGATCTATACCAATCATAAATCGTTTATTTTGAGTCGGGTCATTGTAGCGATTCTTTAACTGCTTTATCATAAGCTGATTTAGTTGTTCGAGTTCTTCTGTACTAATTAACGCAAACATAAAGTCTGCTGTTGCTGGTAGTCCGAAAGATTCGGATGTATCTGTCAGCTCTGTTGTCTGCGTAGCTGAAACGATAGGTAAATTAAGCTCTACAGCAAGACCGCGCAACTCCTCAGCAATAGCCTTAATATATGTATACGAATTAACGCTTCCCCCTGGTTTAAACCGTGATGATGAGCAAATATTTAAATAATCAATAAAGATAATATCCGGTCTAAACGATCTCTTTAAGAAGAGCTCATTTACTAACGATTTAAAATGTCCAACGTGTGCTGAAACTGTAGGGTATTCTTTTATAATTAATTTACCATGTGTTTTACTATTTACTTTATTTACCCTGTTCTCAAACATCGTCTTCGATAGATCTTTTAGTTGATCTATCTCAATATTTAATAGATTAGCATCTATACGTTCGGCAATCTTCTCTTCTGCCATTTCTAGTGTAATATATAGTACGTTCTTACCTTGAGCTACTGTAGACGCTGCCATATGACACATGAAAAGAGATTTACCTACACCAGTACCTGCTAAAGCAATGTTTAGAGTTTTATTTGGTAAACCACCATTAGTTATTTTATTTAAAAGCGCTATGTCAAAAGGTATTTTTGTTTCTGTACGGTGATAGTAATCAAAACGATCACTTACATTTTCAAAGTAATCATGCCCGACCGAGGCATCGAAACTTACCCCTAAAGCTTCTTGTAGAAGTAAAGGTATTCCGTCCTTAGTATGCTGTTTATTTCTACCTTCTAAAATATCGATAGAACCTAATATAGCATTATACACAGCTTTATCTTTACAAAACTTCTCAGTCTCGCTAACAAGCCATTCTAGATTTACATCTTCGCTCGGTAGTAGATTGCCGATAATATCGCATACTTCCTTAAACTGCTGCTCTACTAAATTAGAATCTTGAAGTGTGATCTCCAAGATTTCCTTCGTAGGTGGCTTGTTATAGGTTGTAACAAAGTCGCTAATTAACTTAAACGTAAAACGTTCATTGTTATCGCTAAAATACTCTTCCTTTAAAAAAGGTAGTACCTTGCGCATGAACGTCTCATTATGAATTAAATTTTTAAGTACTACTATCTCTATCCGGTTCATTTTTTAATGTTTCTATTGCTTCATACAAGATATCGTTAATAATTAACTCTACTTGAGATTTAAATACAGGGTCTTTTGAAAGCTCATCGTCAAACATTTCAGGCTTACTAATAACATGGTAATTTAATTCAACTTCATTATTAGAGTCTTGAACAAACTCAACACTCTCTATTTGAACCACCACACTTGTAAACATACCATCAATAATTTCAAAACCCCATTGCTGCTCATCAGCAAACCAGGGCGTGTATAAAGATTCTCTTAACATTAAACACCTATTTTTTCATATTCTTCATTAATATCGATTTCTTCTTTATCATCAAAATCTCCACTCA